GTATGGGTAGGATTGGTTTTGAGAGGTGAATGGCCGGATCCTAATGTGATAAAAATAGCCACTGAAGTCTTGAAAGAAAGATTTGATAAAGAGGCATCTATCATGTCAGGTGTGGAAGATGTAGTAGTCACTACGGACGTGTCCAGGATCAGAAGCTTAGCAGCGGTTTAAACCATATTATTTCATACCAAAATACTCCATCATGAGAGATCACAAATCACGAGACAAAAAGGGCAATGTAGTCCCGAAATTTGAAAGTAGTTTCAAGTTACTTGTACAGCAAGAAATCGAAAAGGAAGCCGCTGTACGTATGCGGTATTTCAAGCACTTAGCAAAGATCAATTAGGATGTCAGTATTCAGAATATTGGAGGGGAAGATGTGTATATCTGTAGATGGCTGTGCCAATGCTATGGGTATTAATTATGAGTCAGCTCTGAATACTGTCAACATGGGTTTAAAGAGATCAAGAAAAGGCCTTGATGGATATCAATACATACTTGATCCTGAAGATGCAAGAAAGAAGTGGATAGTAGTAGAAAGTTTGCCTTATATGACAGGTCAAAGAGTCCTACACTACTACGGTGATATCGACCTATACCACAATGCCGAACAATGGATTAGTATAATCAATACGATGATACTTCCAGCGGATGGAGTGTGGTATCTTACACAGAAATGTACAGAGACAAAGGCAAAAGAGTACGCCCGTGCGTGTGCCTGGCTAAGATTCACGGATAGTAACCACGACACGCAAAAATATACAACCATGCAGGAACGATATGAGATGATCATAGCGGTCCTGAAACAAGACAAAGGTCATTGTCTGAGAGTCACAAACTGGCGCTCACTACGCAACAAAGTTGTGGCTTTTAATAAGGATGGAAGGGCCTCCCTGCTCAGTGGCAAAATAGGGAATGATAATAGTAAAAAAGTGACTGAAATAGGTGTGAATTTTATCGTAAATTCATACGCTAGTCCACTCAAACCTACTGTCAGGGAGGTCGCCATCCTTTATAACCAATATGCTCAAACAAAAGGCTGGAGTTCACTCACAGAGGAGCGTGTAAGACAGATCCTTTGTGATCCCGAAACCAAACAAGCAACAACATTTGCCCGTGACGGTCAAGCCGTGGGCAGAAACATGTACGAACGTACGATCAAGAGACAAAAACCATCATTCGCAGATGCTCTGTGGACACTGGATGGATTTACGATACAACTCCGATACCAAGAGAATGGCAAACCAATGTCCGACCTTTATTGCATTGGCATCATGGATGTGTACAGTGACAATATCGTAGGTTATGCCCTTGGTACTGTAGAAAACTCAGTACTAGTACAGCAAGCCATAAGGGCAGCTATAAGAAACACAATGAAGATGCCTTTACAGCTGCAATATGACAACTCTAGCGCCAATAAATCAGCTGAAGCAACTGAATTATTTAACCGTATAGCTAAATGGGCCTTCCCTACAGCGCCATATAATGGTAAATCTAAGCCTATTGAGAACCTTATCGGACGCCTAGAAGGGCACAATATGAGACATATGCCCAACTTCAAAGGTGGTAATATCACGTCTCACAGCCTTGCAATCAAGGCAAATCCTGAGTTTTTGCAAGGTCAAAAGCTGCCGGATATGAAGACAGTCATAGAGCAAGTAGGTATCATCATCGATGTCCACAACAATACGTTGGGCAAAGATGGCAAAACACCTATCGAGCGCTACAATACACCGCATCCTATGCGTAGGAATATGGATTACCTGGAGATGGTACAGGCGTTTTGGGTAGAGCGTAAAGATACGGTCCGATATACCAAAGATGGTCTGATCATGGAGGTCAATAAAGAGCGATACACCTACGAAGTGGAGATAGATAGAGGTGTGGAAGATATGGAGTTCAGATCGAAGTGGCTTGGTACCAAGTTCAATGTGAAATATGACCCTGATGACCTTGAGTATATCTCTCTATGGTATGAAGGTGAACATATCTCAGAAGCACGCCAAAAGTGGCTTGCACCGATGGCAATAGTCGACATGGAGGAAGGTGACAGAGAGCGTATAAACAAAGCCCTAGCAGCTAGAAAAGAGTATCCAGCAAGACTAGCCAAAAAGATCAAGGATCATAAGGTAGCAATCGAAGATGAAGGCGGCCTACCTACAGAACTCAATTATTATGACTTCCATAAGGATGCCTACAACCGTCGACAAGAAAGGATGCTCGATGAAGAAATTAGTGTAGCTGCAATGGCAGTCATAGGATACCAGGATGACAAAAAGAAAAAGCCAAATAACTTCCTACTCTATGGGGATGAACCTGGAAGCATGGCAGTACTCGAAGATTAATATTTTTTAACCTAATTCAATCGTCAAAAAAATGGATTTAAAAACACAATTGCAACATGAGATACAGGAAGCCCTAAACTCAGGTGTCTCACAAAACAAACTAGCTGAAAAGATCGGTGTCTCTCCAGCTACTTTGATCAATGTCAAACGTGGTGAATGGGATAACATCTCAAATGAGATGCTAATGAAGCTACGTGGTTACTTCCGTATCAATGACTGGAAGACTTACGAAACCACCAATATGAAAGCCATCATGGAACTGTGTAGCGACGCTGCCAATGGCAAAAAGTTTATGGCCATCGCAGGATATACCGGTGCAGGTAAGACCACAGCGCTCAACCGTTATGCTTCCAAAAATTCTGAAGCTTATTATGTCCTAGCGACCACCATAATGACACAAAAGTCATTCCTTACTGAGATACTAAGGTCTATGGGTATCAGTGAAGGCCAAAGCATAGCTGACAAAATGGCATTGATCTGTAAGGAAATGAATAAGGGTGCTAACTCACTTCTTATCATCGATGATGCAGGCAAACTGACTGACAATAATTTGCGTCTCATTCAGATCATCTACGATGCTACTGAAGACAATGCAGGTATCATTATTTCAGGTACAGATTACCTTGCTGACTATATCACACGTGGAGCAATCCAGGACAAACGTGGATTTAGAGAACTAAAAAGACGTATTGCCTTTTGGCAGCCAACTTTAAAGCCTACCAAAGGCGAGGTAGCTGTCATCTGTCAAGATTGTGGCATTACGGATCCTAAAGCCATCACCTACATCCAGCAAGAAATGAAAAATTTCGGTGATATCAAAAACATAGTCACCAATGCCGTGGAAGCGATGCATAAAAAAGGCATAGCCATCACACGTGAAGTCCTTGAAAGTCTGCATGTAGGTAACCATTTCTACAAAACCATAACAGCGTAGGCGATGGATATCAAGTACTACAGGCCTACGACCACCGATGCCATAATGAAGCATCTCAAGATCAGGGAAGCACGTATGTTTTGGATAAGGATAGACACGGCAATAGTGTATCTGAAAGATAAGTACGGTGAGGAAGCGATGTACATCATAAGGAAGGATCCTGAGTTTTGGAAGTGGTGGTTAAGGATATGGGAAACACTCGATAAGAAGTTTCTCAATGCTTCAGGCGCTAGCCGGGTAGGATTACACATGAAGGATTATTTGTACTTCCAGTATTACACATCATTGTCCTTCGAGATGGATCATAAACAAGTAAAAAAATATTTTTTCAATCATAAAAATTTAGTAAAGTGATCGATATTAAAAAACAAAATGGAAGCAACTGGCTCGATGAGACAGGTGCCGCAATACCAGCCAATAGAGTCACCAAGGCTGAGAAATTTAAGGAGTCAGCTGCAAGTAGATTGGCCAAAAAGGCAATAGCCCTGAGTGATAAACTTGCTGAGTATAAAACAGAGATCAGCAACACGTGTGCTGAGGTCATTGAGATAGTTCGTAAGGAAAATGAAATCAAGTCCAATAGCAAAGGTAACTTCACCTGGTATAACTTTGATCAAAGTATAAAGGTCGAAGTCAATATCAATGAAGCTATAAGATTTGATGAAGTCCTTATAGACGGTGCGAAGCAAAAACTATTGCACATCATCGAGAATAATGTGCAAGCTGAAGACTTCATTAAATCAATAATCGTAGATGCATTTCAGACTACCAATGGTAGGCTAGATACTAAGCGAGTATTAGGACTCAAGAGACACACAACTAGAATATCTAACAAGGAAATCAGAGCCGAATGGGATGAAGCTATGAGCCTTATAGATAAGTCAATTACAAGGCCTGAAAGCAAGTCATACTACAGGATCAGTATCAAGAACTCAGAAGGCAAATTTGAGAATGTAGACCTTAATTTTTCATCAGTAGAACCTAAAATAGAAGAACAATGAAAACACATTTAACCCGAAACAAAGAAGGCAAGTTAGTAGCTGCCTATCCTGACACCGTCACGAACATAGGCGGTAAAGATGTGGTCACACACAGTGGCCAATCTAAGTTACTCCAGGCACAAGCTATAAGCAAGGAAGCCCGTAAGAACATGAGATATTACAAACACTTAGCAGGTATCAGATAATGGAGTTAATTTTTCAAGAAGATTATCAGTCAATGAAGGTAAAAATTTACCTGCGAGTGAAGGAAGGAAACATGACTAGTATCATTGGTCAAAAAGATGGTCATTTGATTAGTCAATTACTTGACCCAATGAATGGCAATGCAGATCCTTTAATTCCATTGCTTGAAATGAATAGGAATTTTGCTTTTGATTTTTTAAAAGCAGTTGGTGATTACAACAGTAAGTTAGGAATCAAAAATGAGAATGAAAATCTATTGCAAGGTAAGTTGTCAGCTACTGAAAAACACCTTGAAGATTTAAGAAAGCATTTTGATTTATTATTTACAAAGGTTATAGATCAATAAACTAAGATATCATTTTTTTGGCAGGGGGACTGTAATAAGCACCGAAAAGCAGTCCCCTATTTTAAACCTAATTTCAACCATGGACACACAACAATTTGAATACTCAGTAAAAAGGCTTGCAAAAATACTTTCAGTACAAGCTGAGATAGAAGGAATGAAAGCCTTCAATAAGCAAAGAGAGATACAAGGCGATAGTGTTGGATATAATAAAGATGCTTTTGATCAGCTTGCTTATCAACTTGAAATCTTATCAGTTTGTCACAACGATCAATTATAATACCCATGTACCAAATCACAGAAGAAACAACCATAGGATGGCAGCCGGACGCAAAGGACGGCGCTACAGCTCTAGAAGTAAAGATCACTGATAAACTGGAATTGATGTCAGTACCATTTCAGACTGATCTCAGAAGGATGAACCAATTTAAGATGAACGATAAAGACATTGTCTATTTACGACCTAATCAAGTAATAAAAATCAATCAATAATCATGGCAGATTACAAACACACTCTCATAAATCGCATGTGCGATGATCTAAAGCTAAGCCTTAAAGAAGTTATCGAAATAGCGGCAAATGCTTACACTGATGATCTTGATAGCCTTACTAATACTGAAATAAACCTAGTACAAAAGTACCTTCAGGAGACAGTGGATAAGAAGAAAGAACCGATGACAAAGAAGATCATACATCTGCTATCTCTATACGGTATGACTACGGCAGCTGGTAGACCTGACACCTTCAGAATACAAAAATACATCAAAGGCATAGGCAAAAGAAACCCAAAAAAGAAAAGCCTTTATTCTCTGTCCTACACAGAAACCCTTGACGTACTCAATCAAGTGGAAGTAATGGTAAATAAAGAAATCAAAAAGTAAACAATTTTCATTCACACATAAATTCACTCTTATGCAACTCTTAAAAGTAGATCATCTGAAAAGTGTCGCCGGAAAGCAATCAGTCCCGTCGATGACTTTCAAAATCAATGGTGTAATAAGCATCACACCTGCATTGGTAGAAAAAGTACAACCGGAAGCATTAAAAACTGATGGTGTTTATTACCTACATATTTACACATGTGAAAATCCAGTCGCTAACCCTGAGATAGGCATCATTATAGATCAAGTGCCTACTGAAGGTCTGAAAATCAGATTTGATAAAGCAGCTATCGAAGGTGGTAGAGCCAAATCAAATATCTGCATCTCTGCTAAACCTGTCGTCATGAAAATGGCAAAAGACTTTGATTGGCCACTTGCTGAAGATAAAAACGCTAGTGTCAAATATACCTTCAAGGATCAAAGCAAATTATCTGATAACACTCCAGTATTTATACTAGCATGAGAGTCAATATCCAAGTAGGCGAAAAGGTACATGTACCTTCCTACAACCAAAACGTAGTAGTTACCAAAGTAGAAAACGGCATCCCTACTGAAGGTAAATTCATAGACGGTACTGGAAAGCTTCAGATAGTAGATCTAGTTACCACTACATGGGAGTTATACTCAGTGGTCAAAGCCTTGTGGAATATCATTCGTACACTATTTAAAGGCTAGTAGAATGATAGATATAGATAAACATAAAGATATATTAGCTGAGATCAGACGTAGATATAATATCAACACGCCTATGAGACTAGCCCATTTTCTAGCGCAGGTAGATCATGAAAGTGCTGGTCTTACTGTACTGGTTGAGAACCTTAATTATACACCACAAGCATTGTTAGCGAAGTTCTCACGTGAACGCATCACCCAAGCACAGGCTATGAACCTTGGCCGTGTAAAAGGTAGACCTGCAAAACAACAAGATATTGCTAATGTAATATATGGTGGTCAATGGGGACGCATGAATCTTGGAAATAGACAGGATGGAGATGGGTGGAAATTCCGTGGACGTGGCCCGCTACAATGTACTGGTAGAAGGAATTATGCATTATTCGGCTCGTATATGGGTGAGGATTATACAAATGATCCTGATAAGATAGCGACCATTGAAGTAGGAATGTTATTCGCAGGATGGTATTGGACAGAACGCAAAATAAACCAATTTGCAGATAAGGATTGGCAGGCCAAATCAGGTATAATACTTCATAATTTTGATCTGAGTATTGGTCAAGTAATTACACGTAGGATTAATGGTGGTGAGAATGGCATTAAAGAAAGATTTAACCTTTTTTTACAATACAAAAAACTTTTAAATGACACCAGCACAGCTGAATAGACTCACTACCCTTATGATCGAGATCCAGGATTTACACAAAGAACTCTCGGAAGCGTACGAGTCTAGATCGATCATGAGACTATCCAGTGACCTATGCCTGTGCGCAGGTGTCACGCTAGATGCTGTCAGGGCTAATGATAGGAAGCCACACATATCAGATATACGTAAGATACTGATATGTAAGCTTAGGGAAGAAGGATATACCCTGACAGCAATCGGCGATTTTTTAAAACGTGATCACAGTACTATCATACAAGCGCTCAAGATACACGCTAACTATTATAGTAATGATGAGAAATTTAGAAACCTTAGTAACAAATTAAGAAATGGCAGCACTAAATAACAAAATCCTATCTGATGTGATAGAAGAAATAAAACGTGAAGTGGCCACACGTGTGAAGGTATATCCACAATGGATAGCAGCCGGAAAGATAGACAGGCCTACAGCTGAGCACCGTTATCTATGTCTTATGACAGCCATCAAAGAACTGGAAGCGCTACAAGCGCAAAAGGTAGGCTCTCAGTCAAGACTATTCGACAATCCTTTTGAACCTAAAACACCTGATTTCAATGCTAAAGATTAATCCAATAAAACTCAGACTTACTGAAGGTGAATTACAAGCGTTATTATATGTCTTGGATAACCTTGATTTTAAGTATATAGCCACTGCAAATGATCTTAACGCTTTCACTATATTAACAATATGGCAGCCACTCAAAAAGGCACATGACAAATTTAAAACAGGTGCTTCTAGGTACACGCTGGACATCGGTATTGCTGCATCCTTATACATTGTACTCAATGGTGAGATAAGCGCTCCTTGCATACGAGTGAGGCTAGAATTAGAAAAGTATATGATAAATACTTACTACACATTAGATGAATTATTAAATAAAAACAAATCCTAAACCCATGCAACTCCCTTTATTAGTCCTAATAGGATACGTTTGTGCTCAGATAGTAATAGGTATCAAAAATATTGTTAACGATTATTTTGATGCATATGAAGACTAAACGAAGACGTTACGTAGCACATTATTACGCTCTCAGGATGTCAAACAAAAAGATAAATTTCTATGCAAAGAAAAGCCATAGGAATAAGTTTAATGGAATGATGCTTAATCCCTTGTTCCTGGAAGGAGACACAGATATTTAATCACCCTTAATAACAATTTCAATCATGAATAACACAGAGATAAACATCAAGCCTAAAAGCCTTGATCAATTCCTAGAAGAACTAGAAAAAATGGTACAAGTACCGAATGTAGATAAGGATCCTGAAGGCTCAATCAATGGAATGAAAATGCTAGCTATCATTGTTAATATGAGAGTATCCATAAAGACTGAAGGTGTAAATCTAATAAACTGGATGTGGGAAAATGCCATGCAGTCTGAAGGGAAAATGTGGAAGGAATCCAAAGAAGAACAAAAAATGTGGATCACATCAGGAAGTCATGTTCCTATGACTACAGCTGATATTTATCTAATGTATCAAAATGAAGGGTAATGACTAGAGATGAATTTATAGAAGCATTAGTAAAGATAGAATGGGTAGATAATTCAAATTGTTTTGGCTTGTTCCCTTTTCAAATGTACGTGGAATTTTCAGATAGCACATGTGAGTTACACAGTATTGCTATAACTCATGCAGGTCAATGTTACATGTTGTTTATAGAAAAGATACTGTTTATAGATGGCGTCAGCAAAGTATTTATGGCTTTAGATTTTCCAGCAACTGGAGATATTACACATGACTTTGTAGCTGTATTTACAGGTGATAAGTCAGAAGATACAGTCATTAATGTAATGGCAATACCATATACAGATAAAGGCTTAATGTTAGAACCGATAATGCTTGGTGAATCTGAGACACTAGCGAGATTATATAAAGAGATGTACATAGTATTTAACAGAAAAGTAAAAGGGTAAGCCATGGCAAAAACTAAAAAAACAGATGAACAAATAGAAAAAAGACGTAATATCATCATCTTTAATCTATACAAAAAAATCAAAGGTTGCAGTATCAAAGATGGCCACATGTATGTAGGTGATTATGAATTGCTTCCCTTTGAAATCAATCAATCCTACATCGAAGTAAATGTAAGGCATACTAAGAAGTTTGAAAATAATCATCCAATAATAGTGCTATCAGTGAGAGATATGGGTAGTGTGGTCAGGATAGTAAGGGCTGTAAAAGCGGTAGTTTTTTAAATCACAATTAAAAAGAAGTCATGAAATTAAAAAGGTTTAATATTCTTATACATCTAAGAAATCCTGGTGTAGTATTGCCAATATTTCGTACAGAATATAATCGTATATGGACAAGAAGAGACTATACAATGATATGGTTTTTCTTTAAGATAGAAGTATGTTTTTGGTTTAATGAAAAAACAGAATAAGCAGTAATTTTTTAATTGAGTTTTGTTAATATTAGGTTAGAGGCCCGGACAAAAGAGTTCGGGCCTTTTTTATTTGAAGTAATAAAAGAACATCGCTTTTGTAACGTGTGACAATGGCTTATGCTCATTGATGTAAGCGGATATAGTGGACTTATCTATGCCCGTATCAGTGACTATATCTTTGATCTTGATGCCTTTGTCTAGCATCATCTTTTTAATCCATCCTGGAGTGACTATATCCGGTGGTGATGATACATCTACCTTGATGGATACATGAAGCTTTCGGGATCCTATGAATGGGTCAAAAGTTTCGTGTGCGATCTCTCTGAGTCTGACATGATCAAACTTGTTATCGTGAAATGACTTATCTTGATGTATAGATAATATCATTTCAGTATCTGAGACTGACACAATCCTAAAGGCAATAGCTGAGTATCTTTTGTGAAGATCTATTTTGGTCTGAAGCAATTCAGACTGATCAGCTGTAAGGTTTAATAACTCTAAATTTTTCATGATGAATATATTTTTAGGAGGGGATTTTGTCCCCTCCTTTTTTGTTAGATAATTCTACCAGTTCCGATGTTGTAGATGGCTAGCTGTTTGTGTTCGTACTTCAAGTTTTCAGCTGTTTGCGAGTCGTGCTCGATGATCACTGTGTCGAAGTAAAACTTTCCGTTGTAACCTTTCCAACCTCCTACAACCTTTGTTGTGTTCTGACTGTGTTCTACAACTTTTCGGAGTCCAGGCAACCCGTGTGAATTTTGGGTTTCTTTGTGTCCGATGGCCCATCCTGATGTGACTGGTTTGAGATCAGGAATTGTGACCGTGAATCCTTTTGGATTCTCTTTGGAAATCTTCCAAAGCTTCTTTACTAAATCTGTCATTGAACTTTCCGTTTTTATACTGGACGGTGCCAGTGGTTTGTATTAAATAACAGCACAAAGATAGTTTAAAAGTTTGACAATATCAAACTTTTAAACTATCTTTTTTTAATATTTTTTAAATTATTTTTGTGTAGTCTGTAGGTAGTGTTTATTTTCCTATATTATCATCGGACAATGACTTCACATCATAGTAAGTGTACTCATCATCATACTTTGTAAACCTATAATTTACCCTATTAAATCTTAACATCTGAAGGGCATCATTTTGTAATGTTTGGAAGTCTTCTTTATTTTGATTGCTTGCAAAAGTACCACCTGTAAAGTTAAGTATCTTGTTTCCTTTGCCCTGAATGGTTACATCTATGTCATTTTTCCACATCTCGTGTTCAATAGATTCCCAATACTTTTTACGCATTACAGGAAACTGTTTTTTCTGTAACTTGATCAATTCAGTTTCTAACTTCTTTGATAACTGTTTGATAGAGTCAACTGTAGAACTTTCGGACCTATTAGTTAATGCTGCTATGTCGTTAAAAAAATTAACACCTGACTTGAGTGTACTTAGATCACTAAGATATACCGAAAAATCAAAATCTTTGCTTGATATATCATCATACACCAATTGTAATTCATTATGTAGTGTTGTGTTTGGGTCTACCACTTCTTCTTTTACTTCCGGTGTTTCTGTAGTAGCTGCCACTGTTTGTATTTCAGTGGTCTCAGTGGGTTTGTCATCTGATAAAATGGATATCATAAACAATCCTGCTATCAATGCAGTAACTCCATACTTCCATCCATTAGATATTTGCTTATTCTTCCATAGAGCATATAGACCTACTGGAAAGAATATAAAAATTAAAAAGACTACAAGTAGCTTGTAATCATACCATTTCTTTTGATTTTCCATGATTATTTATTTTCTTATCTAACATCCAAATTCTATGCCAAGTTCCTTGATTTGCTATATATTTGCAGCATGTATTACATAGCGTATTTTTTCACATGGCTTTTTACACATCCATTCAAGCGACCTGCTGAGATTAGGAAGCTAAAGAAACGCTATGGTAGACTTAACGAATAAAAAAAAGTCAGGTAAATTTACCTGACTTTTTTTATTGTTTCTTATGACTTACGAAGGGGAAAAGGTAAATTTACCTGACTATCCTGTAGCTGCAAACTGCTGTACTTTTATATCCGGGACGCCTGCCATAAATATATTGATCTGTTTAGGATCCACTTTTTCGGGGACGTCGGGGACTTCTATTTTCATGATACGCTGTACGGTTGTTTTCTCTGTGATAAAGAACTCTTCCATGAGTTTCTCTATGACGTCATCGTAGCGCAGTCGATTGACATTATACAGTACTTGAAATCGTTGTTGGATGGCTCTGTATTTTAAAGCCGTTCCCCTTCTCATGTTTTTTTTAGGTGACATATGTTGGAGTTTGTTGGTGACTTAATTATCTTCCGTCTTCTTCTTCAGATGGTACAGGTAGCGATTTTACTAGCTGTGCATCTATATCTAAAGTAAGAAGGATCTTTACCATTTGCGGATTTGCGGCAAAGTCATACGCTGTACATGTGAACTGCTGCACTGACTTCACTAGCTTACCCATCTTGGTATGTGGTGCCAGTGATTTACGGACAATGTCTTCATGGAAGACTACTTGTGTTTCTGCATCTACATCGATGATGGTACGTTGATTTTGGAGTGCCTTAAAGATGCCTGTCTCTAGCGCCTGGTGTCCTATGGTCTCATTGATCATATCACGCTCGTCACCGAATACAGTCTCTGTAAATAGGATGACATTAAACGATATAGGTCCGTGCTGAATACCATTAGGCAACTGGATGAACTCTGTAGGTAGAAATTCTATATACGCTACAGGCGTACCAAGTACTTCGCCATCTTCCTGGTCTTGACCTAGATACCAATCTACTCTGATGTATTGTGTCTCATTCTGCTCCGGTGTACGGTAGTGAGGATATCGTAGTTTGTGCTTTAGGATGGTATAGATATTAGCTAGCATTAAGGATACGATTAAGGTGATTGGAAATGATGTCTACGTGTATTTGCTCCAGCTTTGCAGATGATCCCATGAACTGACGTTGTGGCATCACCGTGTCTACCGTCCTGTTGTGGGTTTTGACAGTTCTGCCCTTACGTGTATGCGAGCGTACGGATGCAGTAAACTTCCTAGGGCCGCCTTCATTGTGTATCTGAGCATAAGGGATTTCAGTGTAGATCGTTGCACTCAGACCGTTGATCTCTGTACGGATGGACCTACGTAATGCACCGGACTCTACAAGTGGTCTTTGCTTGATATTACCTGACTTATCCCGGACTGGTTTCCATGGAGTAAGCGATGTATCTGTAAAGCCTTTATTGCTGAATGACTCATCAAAAAAGTTGCGTGACTCGACAGCTAGTTCCTTTACTATCTTGGGTAATGCTGCTTGTATAGCCTTCAAGTGTTGATCAAATATCATTTGTATGCTGTGTGAATGATACAAAAATATTACATATTAACAAAACGAATGATACGAGATATCCACAATTAGGTATATATTTGTGTTATAATATAAAATATTTATGGGAATGTTTTCAGAACGTTGGGCAGTACCTACACTTAAAGATGTACATAAATTAAAGGCTTGTCCTTTTTGTGGTAGTGATGACTTACATATTACTAAAACACCTTCACGTGATGGTTCAGTAATATTTTTTAAAATTTCGCATCCTGCAACTTCTGAGTGTTCAGTTAGTATTATTGATACTAAGAGTGAAGAAAATTTAATTAGAATTTGGAATCAAAGAGTATAAGTTGCCAAACTAAGTTTATATAAGAAATGATCGGGAGTCAATCTCGAACGTGCCCACAGAGCCAGGTGATGATGTTTTCACTTGGCTTTGTGCTTTGTAAGAACATCATTCTGATAAAGCCAAATATCTATTTTAAACTTCCTTAAACGGTCTGAAGCAAATAACTTGCTGAGTAGTCTAGCTGCATCCGTATCATTGGTGATGTGTAGGATTATGACTTTGGCTTTGTCCTGGTGTCTAGATGTGAGTAATGAATCTATGACTGCACCTTTCTTTCTTACTACCTTTTCTATAGTGTCGATATCATTACTACCAAGCTGCTTGTAGTCTGCCACAACATCATTGCCTATCAGATAGTCGGGCGTGCCTTTGTACCTATTGTCTATTTTTGGCAACATGGTAATAGGCTTACCATCTATCAGCTTCAGAAGTTTTGCCATGGAGTGTTTTTTCTCAAAGTCTTCTGCATTTGAGTAGTTGGTATAGTGTACGTCTATAGTATCTATCGTATCGTAGAATGATTTGTCTTGTATCATATCATTCCTGGTACTGATGATCTTATCTTTGATCTTGGGTGTGACATCAAAGTATGGATGATCATCGGTCCATATCTTTCCGGTCTTTCCTGGATTGGATCGGAAAGCTGGTGGATGGCTTTTGTCATCAGGTAAGGCCGTCGGGTCTGTGGTGTATCCATCATCAGTCCTGGACTGTAGGACATAGCATCTACATTGCCATCCATTGGGTGGGTAATATTGATCCCAAAACTCATCATCTATATGCTTGGCCACATTGTGCAATGATCGGTGAGCCATACGGACTTTGTTATCATCTTGGGTTTTATACACCAGGTATGGGAAAATATCTTTGGTATCTTGGAAGTCATTCCATTGTGCTGCTGTCTGAGCGGATGCCACTACAGTATTGTATTCTGCCTTTAACCAAGATTTGTGATATGTCTCACCTAGTCTGATTACTTCACGTTCGTAAGCAGCATAGTTTCTGATGTTTCCCTTTTCATCTATTAGCGCTCTTATCATATCAGCTGATCGCTGATAGTTTTTAAATGCTACGAAGGTAGTCAGGTTAGTCCTTAGACGTAGCAATGTGGATGCCTTGGTATCTGAGTAATTTGCTAGATCTATTTTGGCATCATTGGCAAATGACTCTACAGCTTCGTATAACGTCTTATGCTCTTTGAGAGAAATTTGCTCGTTGATCTTTGTAGTATCTTTACGTTCGTACTGCATCCGGGCCGCTTGCCTGAGTAAGTCACGAAGGAGAGACACGGGATTGAAATCCAACTGATGATGAGCATGGCAACAAAGATGTTCATAGATATCGTTTACTTGGGAGTGATTCATTACTTTTTTGTTTTGGCTACTACTTCAGCTTTGGTATCTGTATTGTTGTCAGCTGCGTTGTTTTCTTTGCCTTCATTCTTACGTAGGTCCACAAATTCAAACTTTGCTTCACCTATCGGATAGTCAAAGTATGTGGCTAGGAATGGGAAAAGGTCAAAGTTGATATGATACTGTATCCTACGCATACGTGCGAGGGTGTATTTATTCAGCTGTCGTTCTTGTACTTCAGCATTACCAGCATAGGCAACTTGTTCGGATGATGCTGTAGTACCATTGACTAAGAAGGCAATACACTTATCAGCATATTCCAGGAACTTTTCAAAGGTGACGTGTCCACCACCTGTTTGGCCCATTGCTTCTTTGATCTCGATTGTATCAAGGTCATCTATCAAGGCCCATCCTGATGCACCGAAATTCTCAAGCATTTCTTGTTTGGCATCAAGTTCGGTTTTATTTTGGCTTGCTGTCTTCATGGTAATGAATGGTATGCCAAAACGTTCGTTACGACGTCCCCAGTCACCTAGGTTGTAGTCTTTTCTTATGACTAGCTTAGAGATAGCCTTGAGTAATCCAAGGTCATCAGCGTCACCGATAGCGATCAGACGGCCAAGTAGTGGATCTTCTTCCCAACTCACACCATCATCATCTGAAGGCATCAGGATGATTTGTTTTTTGAGTGGATCCACATGCTCACGTGGTACGAGGATAATTTCCTTTACAAATCCATCATCTCCCCTACGTGGTTCTATAAGTGAGTAACCATACAACTCAGTGTCGACACACATTTCAAGATACTTAAAAAACCAAGGTGTATCGAATAGCTTTACCAAGTCTTCGCTATTGGTATTATTTACCATCACTTCAAAATCTCCCATTTGGATATTGAATCTAGCAGTACGGACCTGTGCAAGTAACTGATCATCTTCCATGATCCTGTGATAGAGCAAATACATTTCTTCCCTATTCGGTCGCTGATTATCTTCAGCTGCTTCGATGGCTTGTTTCCATTTCTTCAGGGATGCTTCTACCCTGTAGTTGTATCTTTTGATTTGTTTAGAAATGGATCTCTTTTCATCAGAGAAATTCTTAACATTTGTAAGATCTGTTTTGCTGGAGAAAAACCAGTTTTTAATTTTATCTAACATGATTGTCGTTTACGATTAAAAATGTAACCCAAATGGGTTATAAAACATATGGTCAAAATTTGCGATATAACGAACGATCTCCTTGCGAAACGTCCATACACCAATAAAAGGGCTTAAAATGCATTAGCGTTTAATTTGAACACCATTTGAATGGTCTAAATAAGTTATGAGTGAACCCTTTTTGCTTCGCTGCCCCATCGGAATTTTGTTTCAGGCTTTTCAGTACCACCTTCAGATGATGTGAGACGTGGAAGATTGACGCTTCCTTTGCCGTCGTTTATGTTTATGAGTGTACGCATTACGTCATCGTAATTTTTTACAACTCGGTCTGGTACCAAGGCGTCCGGAATGCGTTCGTACACAAAATAAATCGCTATCACCATCACCCATCGTTTGACGCTACGATAAGTATTGAGCGCTGCAAAGATGGTAGTAGTGTCATAGTATGGATACAAATGATCATCTATCACCTGCTGAGCTGTGAGTTCAGCTTCTTCTAGTATGGCTTCCTGGTCTTCTATGATCAGGTTCATACGTTTCTCCTGGATGTACACCTTATAATCTTCTATAGGTATCATTACTCTTTATATTTTGACTTGTTAGAAAATTTGCCTGCTCTTGGACTGAATCCACTGGAGCGGCTTGTACGTGCTGTGTAGAATATTCCACCTTCAAGGGCATCGGGTCCATCATCGTGCCCATATGGGAAACCCATCAATTGATCAATGAACTCAACTGTGTCCGGACTCTGTCTGATCAACTCACTAAACCTGATCAAGCCACGTTCAAATAATGGTGCCATATTCTCTATACGTAAGTACTTATTTGGCTTAGACCTTTTGTCTCCACGTATAGGTAGATGATGGTTTCGTGCTTCACCTTCCTTGGTAAACTCATCTAGAAGCAAGTCCTGAAGGAAATTGGCTTCCATGAAGTATCTGCTGAAGCTTTCATATTTTGCATAACGATCATAGAATACGTCTACCATTGCCTTTGTACTTGCTTGTCTTACCCATATGTCTAGGATGTCATGTTTGTTTCCATCACTACCTATTGTAACGATAGCCTTGCAATCTGACTTTTCAGTATCTTTATAACTAGGGTCACAATAAGTAATCAATGATGTATATTGTTTAAATGGCTTTGGCTTGCAATACTCTATCCAGTCCTTACTAAAGACGTTACCTTCTTCATGATGCTCATGGAAGTACTCTCTTCGTGATGATCTGAAACCCATCTTAGCCATTTTGGCCAATAGCATTTCAGTACTATATCTTTCCTTCCAAGCCGGGCGGCCTGTCTTAGCATCACCCTTGGTGTGTTTTGTGACGGTCTCAAAAGCAAATACCTTCAGGTGATATCTGTCAGGATGTTTAGGGTCTTCAGGGTTTACGTCTCCTACCATATGTGCAAGGATGGACGCCTTATGGATCCTGTTACCTGCTATGATCAATCTACTGCCTTTTATAGACAAAGCACCGTAAAGATCTTCTATGATCCAGTCTACAGTTTCCTTCACCCTTTCCGGTGACCTGACTATCACCTTATCGTCCATATCATCGCACACACAATAGTTTGGCCTTTTTGCTGCCTTACGGATACCCCTAGGAGATTGTCCCCGACCAAGTGCCCAAAACCCTATCCCGTCTGTGGTACTAAATGCACCATCTGACCAATCACCAAATTTGGCAAGTTCGCCATAGTCATTGATCCATCTGTTGTTACTCACAAACTCAGCTTGCACATCACCTAATAAGCCTTTGGCTTTCTCCTGATTGGCAGATGCTACCACCATTCCGGATATTTCTTTTTTAGCATACAGGTGTAGCGCCATAAAGACATTGCAGAATACAGACTTAGCATGTTCCCTAGGCCATTCCAGGATACCGAAAATATTAGGATCCATAACGATGTCTTTTGCGGCCTTCAGATGGAACCATCCGAAATCAGCATCTAGGTAGTGCGGAAAGTAATATTTACAAAACGCATTAAAGTCCGTCAACAGGCGTGCTATCCGGGCTTTCTTTTCTTCTTCGTTTTCCTGGAGTACTGGAGTCTTTGACTTTATTTCTTCACACAGATTAAGCCATTCCTGATACTCACGGAAATCTTTAGTATTCTGTTTTGCCATTACAATACTTTGCGCTTTTCATTAATAAAATCATCAGCTGGAGCGGTAAGCCGCTTTGCTAATTCTAAATCTTGGTGTTGTACAAATATCAGAAGTTCACGTATTACGGTGACGTAATCGCTAAACTTCTTTGCGTCCTGGCGTATGGTTGTGTATAACTTTTGAAGTGCATCGATATCACCACGCTCTATGAGTTTGGTAGATTCGGGATCTTCTTTTAGCCATGAGTCCATTCGGCGTTCCAAGGCACGGGTTTGATAATCTATAAGTTTGATTATCCTTTGTACGGAATTGTCAGCCAGTACTTCTTCAGATACTTTCTTTTCCTTCCATCTACCATCAGTACTCCACTTACTAATTGTATTAGTGGATACCTTCATCATCTCTGCTATATCGGCCTGAGAATACCCTTCCCGATATAAAATCTGCGCTGCATCTCTCTTATTCATGGTGCAAATATCTAAACAAAAACTAAGGTAATTTATATAAATATTCTAAATAACAATGTAGTATAAGTACTTAACAATCAAGCTTGTAGTTTAAATTATTACGTTTTTTTTGTATGTTTTTTAGCTACATCTTTGCATCATCAAACACGGAAATAGTAGGTGAAACGAATAGTAATATGTAGCGGAAAAGTAAATCGAAACGGGTACAAAGTACTTGCTCAAGGAGTGGTATTGACACACTATCTAGAGAATCCAGTACTACTTTGTATGCATGATGGCAAGAAGCTATCAATCGGTAAGATGACAGACATCAAGCTGGAAGATGGACCTGAAGGTAGACAGATCCTAACTGGTATACCTGAATTTGATATGGAAGATCCTGTAGGTGCTGAGATAGCAAGGAAGTATGATAAAGGTTATATAAACAGCTGCTCTATGGGTCATAATCCAATTAGTGTGTCTGGTGATCTTAAACTTGCTGATGCTGGACAGATATTCGAGACAGTGACACAAACCGAATTGCTAGAGATCAGTATGACCAATGTACCCGGTGACCGTGATGCGGTGACTATGAAGCTAGATAATGGCGAAATAGTGGAACTACCAAAGTTAGTATTAAATAATTCTTTAAATATACAATCAGAAATGAGTTTAGCTAAAATTAATAAGCAACTTGGATTAGCTGATGACGCTGATGAAACGGCTGTAGTCAAAGCTATAGAGACATTGCAACTAAGTGTAAAGCAGTCTAACACTGAGAAAGTGGAAGCACTCCTTACCCTAGGAACTGCAAACGGACATATAACAGACACTAATGTGGATAACTATCGGAAATTGGCTTTTGTCGACTACGATTCAGTATCTAAATTACTGTCTGTAAATACACTAGCAGCTGAAAATCCAGCTGAAGATAAACCTGCTAAACAGGATATCAGTGTAGCTGATGCTCTCAAAAAGCTGAGTAATGGTAAAGCTACTAAGACTGAAGATGTCGAAACCTATGAGTATCTTAGTATGAATAACCCTAAGAAGCTACTCAGCATTAAGGTAAATGATCCTGAAGCATATGCAAAGCTAGCAGCTGCATACAAGCCTGAACAGGACTAAAAAGTAAGTAACTAAAATTTTTAATTAACATAAAATAATAAAGTAGTCATGGGAATATTGACAACAGTTTGGGCGAGGGATATAAAGGAAAAGTTGTTTCCTGATGATATGTTTGTTATGCAGTCTTTTAGTGATGACCCTTGGGTTGTTAACAAGACTGTTGAGCGACCGCAATCAGGAGTGCTTCCAGTTGCTGTAATTAATAGAAGTACTTATCCAGGTGTGATGGTGAGAAGGGCAGATTCTAGCAATAGCTACAATATGGATGAGATCACAACTGATCCTACACACATACCAGACATCGAGGAAGTCGAAGTGAGTTATCCAAAAAGACAATCGGTCCTTAAAGGACACATCGACGTCTTAAATCTTACACTTGCAAATCAAATTGCATACAGATGGGCGCCATCAGGTGCATCAAATATCATTAGAACGACAGGTGGTAATACAGCTGCAAATACACCAGGTGCAACTGGTCTTCGTAAGAAGCTCACATTGGCTGATCTATTTAAAGCAAAAACATTCTTTGACGATATGGATGTACCTGCATCGGATAGACACATTCTTATACCTGCTTCCATTTATAATCAGTTGACTGAAGACGAAAAAACTGTCTTGATGAGTGCTGATTTTAGATCAGATGCTACGATTAAGGATGGTAGATACACAAATATATTAGGATTCAACATCTTTGTAAGAGGTAGAAATAATGTATTGAGATATAACAATGCTGGCACTCCTGTTGCCATCACGCCACAGACAGCAGGTGCAGCAACTGACAACGCTGCAATATTGTGTTGGCATAAAGACTTCGTAGCGAAAGCAAAAGGTTCTGTAAAAGTATTTTCGGATATTGACAATCCTACATTGTACGGTAGTGCATTCTCAGCATTGGCTAGAGTAGGTGGTCAAAAGTTATATACAGATCAGACAGGCGTGCTAGCAATCGTGGAAGCGGTTGGCGTATAAGATAACCAATTGAAATTGGGATTGGGAAGTGGGTCGGTGAAATGAGATAGCCGGCCCATTTTAAAGAAACAAAATTTATTCACTTTATTTAAAATTAAATATGAAACCACTTTTTAGAATCAACTTAATTCTGCTGGTCTTTACAGCAATTTTCACAAGCTGCGAGCCTGATAAGGCTATCGAAAAGGCAGATCCTACCAAACATGCAAGTACTGAACTCAGAGGCGCAAACGGCGTACTTTGTTGTGTAGATGGACCTTTGTCTAATCCAAATGTTGACTGCAAGTATAACAATGATGCCTGTGTTACCATCGTAGATAACACACTGAAGGGCTACCTAGTGACACCACAGCAAAATGGTACATTATATCAAAACTGCATACCACAGGGATACTGCTGGACAGCATTAGAATGTCAGACCGCACAGTATTGGTATGATTACACTTCGCCATATTTCTACATAGATGATGGAAGTAATAACTGTGGCGGCTGGTCTTATGGTATGGCTACAAGTGGCCAAACAACTTCACAACTGAATAATGTAAATCTAGCTTTTACCGGAACGAACTGGGATACTGGACAGCCTGAGACCCAATATTGTGATCTGTATTTTAACTACTTCGCTACGCCTGATGATGGTAATAGATTTAGTAGGTCCTACTGGCGACACGGAGTAGACTCATGTGATGCAAATATGATCGATAGATTTATAGCAGGACAGATGATATTAACAGCATGGCAGCGGATGGCAGCGGATGCGGATGCGGATGGTGACATAGATGCCAATGATAGCGAACTTATCAGACAGTTAGCAGGCGTGACCGCTGTAGGATCACTGCCCACATGCAGTGTAACTGGAGCCGTCGGATTAGGTACATCACCTTATGTATATGTCAATCAAAGAGCCTATCATATAGCAGCTAGTAATTGGGCAGTCAATAACGATCAAGTCAAGATCACACGCCTGGCATACATCAATGAAAGGCTTCCCGAAAGATTGATCAATACAGTGACAGGATGCAAGGTTACCAATCCATGGGGCAATTTTAACACAGCGCCATATAATTACGGACTTGGCAAACACTGCTATGTGATCAAGCGTGGTGATGTGAATGCAAGTCATTATCCTAGTATCTGCTAAGAGATCATGGAGAGGCTGATAAAATTTGAAAGTTGGGCGGTGTTATGGGGGAGTTTGATGGGAAGTGTTTTAAGTTTTATCAGTCCTGTATCGCCGTTTATTGCCCTTGCAATATGTCTTATACTTGGTGATTGGAGGCTAGGTGTACTAGCTGCTAAGAAAAGAAAAGAGATTATAAATGCTGAAGGATTTAAGAAAACATTGACAAAATTGACAGTTTACTTGATCCTAATATTATCTTCAGAAGGCGTCAAAAGAGTTTTTTTTGATGGATTTGAAGATAGCTTTTTCCCTTTTGTAGCACAATTTCCTATTACCTATATAGCTGCATTTGCAATATGTATGAAGGAATTTAAGAGCATTTCAGATAAAGCATATCAACTAACTGGTGTTGATTTTTGGAATGTAATTTCAGAGAGAATAGAAACCGTTTTTTCATTATTCAAAAAAAATAAGAGCGATGACGCCTAAAGAAATTAAGTCATTTTTTGACATATATCCAAACGCCGAAATTTACAAAGTAGGCAAAAGATTCTTTCTGTCTAAGGATAAGAATCTAGCTGAAGACTATGCCAGGACAAAAGAACTGGAAGTCGAAACTATCAATGCCAATACCAAGCTTGGCAAAGATGAATTGACAGAAGAAGAAAAGAAAGCAGCTGAAGCGGCAAAAGCAGCTGCTAATAACAAACCATAAAAGTAAGCAATCATGCCTTTAAATAACATAAGTTTTGAAACGGTAGCCGGTGGGCTTGGACGTTTACCAGCTGGTGAAGATCACATAAGTGCGATCGTGATGCCACTGGCTTCATCTCCAGCAGCTTGGGGGACAAACATAGGCAAAAGGTACGTAAGTACAGAGGAAGCTGAACAAGATCTTATTACGTCTGACAGTGTCAATTATGGCCTATTGCATTACTTCATCTCTGAATATTTCAGAATGAGTGGACCTTCAGAACTGTATGTCGTAAATGAGTCAGGTGCTGGTTTCAGTGCTGATAAGTTCAATGAGATCACAGCTGGTAAAGTAAGACAAATCTTTTGGTATGGTGTGAATACCTTCGCTACCATTGCGGCAAAAGTAGGTACGCTCAAAACATTTGCAGCGGCTCTAGAAGCTGCTTTTGTTCCGGCTGTTATCATCACTAATATCAAAGATGAGGCTACAGCGGTCACGTCTGGAGTTACAGACTTGAGAGCACTCGACGCTGATAACATATCAGTCCTGGTGTCAGGTGATGGATCAGGCAAAGGTGCAGCACTAGCTACATCGCTAGCAATCAAGTATGTGAATGGTGGTGGTGCCTTGCTAGGTGCATTGTCTAGAGCAGCGGTTCATGAGAATATTGGTTGGGTAGGTAAGTTTCCACTTGCCAATACTGTGGATTATCAAGATGTGTATCTTTCTGATGGGCAAAAAGTAAGGGCTGTAGCGGCTACGCTCCTGAATGCCATCAATGATAAAGGTTATATCTTCCAAAGGAATATAGCAGGTGTGACAGGATCATACTTCCAAGATACGCACACGTGTACATTAAGTAGTTCAGACTATGCATTTATCGAAAATGTAAGGACTATCCAAAAGGCAAAAAGAGTGATCCGTACACAGCTGATACCTGATCTTAATAGTCCACTCACTGTAAATGCTGATGGTAGTCTTAGCCCGGACACGGTTAAGTACTTTGAGAATCAAACAAGCCGTCCACTTAACCTTATGCTTAATGCTGAGGAGATTTCAGCCTTTTCAGTCTTTGTGGATCCACTACAAAATGTACTCACAGAAAGTAAGCTGAAGATACAGGTAAGGATAGTACCGAGAGGTGTAGCTAGAAACATATTGGTTAACATCGGCTATGCCGTATCAGTAACTAATTAAGGATGAGACAGTATAGCGATAAGATAGATTGGCCGTTTGTACTCACAGTTGCATTTTTTGCGCTGTTGGGTATGTTTACGGTTGTCCATGGTCAAGGTACTGTAAGACCTGATCAATTTACACTAGAGCCAAATCCAAACAATACCAACTTTGAAGTCTACTCGCAAAAAGGAGGCGTCAACAGGCGTGCTACCTTAGCAAGTATCAGAGCATATGTGTTGCAAGGTCTTACTTCAGTGGCAGGTCCAGCAGGTCCAGCAGGTCCACCGAATAGCCTTACCATAGGTACCGTAACGACAGGTACAGCAGCCGCTACCATCACAGGTACGGCACCAAGTCAGACTTTAAATCTGGTCTTACCTTCAGGTGGTGGAGGAAGCGATACAGCTCAAAACCTTAGTAATGGTGGTAAGGTAGGATATAATCAGACCATTAATATTAGTGGTGGTACTGGTGTTGTTTTTGACATCAGGGACGCTGATGCAGATAGTCTCAATGAGAGACAAGTTTTTACGCTCGATAGCATAGGGGCCTGGAACCTGACAAAATCAGGGGGATCCGGGAATATAAAGGATGGGGTTTCATACCTAGATGACAGTTTGAAGCTTTGGGGATATGTGGCCAATTTGCGGCCACATATCAACAGAGCGTACCAAGTAGCTGATACAGTGGCACGGAATGCCATCACAAGCCCAAGGCGTGGTAGTGTCGCTATCATTGCTAATGCTGATGGTAGCAATACACAAGGTCTTAGTTTCTTTGACTCGCTTACCTGGAGCATTCCAGTACTGGTAAATAAGAAGACATCTTTTCAATACACTGTAACAGCAGGATCCACTACAGCTGTAGTGTGGGCCACTGGTCTAGGTGTCACCATCACTACTAACGAAACGACAGGTGAATGTAATGTAGCGGTCCCTTCAGGTATCGATCTGAAGAAAGTACATATTACACTACCATTTGGCGCTGTCGATGGGTCAAACAACTATTATGTCAAGCTAGATTATGCAGGTGTAAGGACCTACAATACTAGTATCTCTACGATCAACTTACCTTCAGTACTTGTAGGATCAGCGGTCACCACGTCAATGAGTCGATCAAGTCCGGTCTTATTTAGTCCTGATGGAAATGCAGGTGTAGACGTAGGTATATCTGCTATTGGCGGTGGTGATGGAAGTGACCTTGAGATAGCTATAAAAGACTTTCTGATTGCAACAACCCAATTCGTAACACTTAACTTTTCTACTAATTAATATGAAGTATTTAAGTATCATTCTAATGTTATTTGTATGCCATTTAAGTGGCATTACACAAACTGTAATTCCACTTCCTGGATATCAAGCTGTATTAAATGTATTCCCGACTGTGGAAGATGACACGCTGATCACCGCTGAGTTTTCAGTTACGGACTTCAGTAATCAGTTTAATGGTACTGATATAGTAGGCCGTGAGAATCTTGTTATATGGCGTAATTGCCAAAGATATCCAGTACTCGCAGTTGATCAAGCGTTTGCAACATCGGTGATCCTTCAGCTGAATAAAAATGGTAATCCTAATTTGGTTCCTGGTGTATGTGCATTGCTTCAGGAGACGCCTGGCATGGTGTCACATTTGATATCAGGTATAACGGACTCAGATAAGCAGTGTATAGATAGTTATTATCGGGTCGATGGTGGTGGTTCGGATAGTTGTTGTATAGAAATATACCGTACTGATACCATACCTGATAATCCTGAATATGGCGACTTAAAGTATAATGTAAGTGCTGAATTTGATATATGGCAGGTGTGGGATGGCACACAATGGCTCACAATATATGATGGTGATAATGATCGTACAAATGAGCTTACTACCTACAAATTTTATTACGGTATGGGAATGAGACCACCGGGAGACAAAAACGGTGATATCTTAATAGACTATCAAGATGATTATGTCAAATATTGGAATTTCGGATGGTATGATTTATTCCCAATCAACCAAGTAACTGAAAGTACAACGGTGTCAGATACACCTACTTTGGATTTGAATATGAGTGGGTATGATATAAGTGGTGTTGTAGATACTTCTATAATAGGCACTAAACATGATCTTACACTGATAAGAATAGACACCACACTTAATCAAGATTTAACCATAAGTGGAGACACTTTATATTTAAGTGGTGATCCTACACCAGTACCACTACCAATCTTATCAGGTCCAGCAGGTCCAACAGGTCCGACGGGTGCAACAGGTGCCACAGGTCCAGCAGGTCCAATTGGTTTGACAGGTCCGACGGGTGCAACTGGAGCTACAGGCGCTACAGGACCGACAGGTCCTATTGGTTTGACAGGTCCAGCAGGTCCGACAGGCCCGACAGGTGCCACAGGTCCTACAGGCCCAGCAGGTCCAGCCGGTGACCCTGCTACAGATGATCAGACTTTGACACTTTTAGATTCTATAAACAGAGTCTTCAGGTTAAATATATCAGGTGGTAATACTGTGTCTTTTAAAGATACGGATGCACAGACATTGACTCAGTCATTTACTAGTCCATCTTATGCAACTGCATCGCTTGTCAATGGTGGTAGCTATAGAGATAGTACAGGATATATGAGATTAGAAACTCAGATAGCGACTCCTGGTAGTAGATTCTACAGATACAAGAGTAACCTTGGTGATATCATGGGAATGGCTGAAGATCCTTCCCTTACTAATAGTGGTAATATAGAGATACTGAGATCAGGCAATGTAATGTCTTGGGGATTGAAAACACTTGGCGCTACTAATGGTAAGATATGGAAGTATAATGGTAGTGCTTGGGCCTTGAGTGATGATAATGTAGGTGGTTCGGGAACCGTCACAGGTACAGGTTCTGCAAATAAAGTAAGTTATTGGACAGGTACTAATTCGCAAGGTTTTAATAATAATTTTCACTATGATCCTATAACTGAAAGGTTAGGTTTAGGTACTGGTAGTCCTTTATATAAACTTGATGTCACGGATGATATTAGGGTGAACGAAGCGAGAATAGGAAAAGGTGCTGGAAATATTGTAAACAATTTATGTTTTGGAAATGGAGCATTAAATTCGATAACTACAGGATTTCAAGATTTGGCATTTGGTTTTGGCGCCCTCGCAGCATGTACAACTTGTAATGGATCATTAGCGATAGGTAACAATACTCTTCAGAATAATTTTATAAGCGGTACAAATGTCATTGCTATAGGTAACGGAGCAATGGAAAATGCAAGTAATGTGTCAAACTGTCTAGGCTTAGGATTTCAGGCACTAAGAAATGTAATTGCATCTAATAACATTGGGATTATGTCCGGCCAACTTCTAACAAGTGGAACTCAAAATATATTAATTAACCCGGGTGTTACTGGCGTTACTACTGGGAATAGGAATTTAATTGCAGGCCATGAAGCAGGTCAGGGCATCGGATCTGGATCTGACAACGTAATATTTGGGCGTAGGGCGGCATGGAGTATGTCTAATACATCTGGGTCTATTGTAATAGGTGCATTAGCGGCTTTTAATGAAACATCTGGTAATGTTCTATATATTACCAACCAAACAGGTACCACAAATGGAGTTTTTGGAAGTTATGCCACGGCTAAATTTGGGATAAACCAAGCGCCTTCAGCGATGACACACACATTTGATGTAAATGGTGACACACGTGTACGTGGTGCTTTATACAATGCTTCAGGATCAAGTGGATCCACAGGCCAATTTCTTACTTCAGGTGGTGCAGGCACATTCACATGGACAAATGCTCCAGTAAA